TGTGTTGGCGCGGCTTGCGTCTGTAATTGTTGGTGAAGAACTAGAAGTAATTGGGGTTTGACTTACTGCTAATTGACCACTAATGGCAGCAAGACCAGCGCCAGCCAATGAGGCAGCGTCAGCGGCAGATGTGCCAGTACCAAAGGTGACATTTTGCCAGATACCGGCGTCGGTACTGTTGTCTGATAGGTAGTAGTATTTAGATTCGCCCGGCGCAATGGATGACGATCCAGAGCCACCAAATTGGGCAATAAAGAATGTCTCTGTACCAAAATTACGGAACAGAATGTCAATACCATTAGAGCCTTGTGAGGCGTTTGGTAAGAATACGGTTAAGTTTGCACCATCTGGTGTGCAGTCCATAATGCGTGAGGCGGGGACTTGTACACCATTAAGAACAGCAGGCCAGTATAATTGCGTGTCTTCGCTAAAGTCTAACGCGTAATATGTGACATCCGTCTGCTGGATAACGTCACCGGTAAATGGCGATACGTATGACGGCATTTATTAAGGTTCCTGTACTGTAGTATTGCGGTCAATACGACGTGAGTTGTCTTCTTTCTTGAGCGCAGCAAGGCAATCTGTGTAGTATGATTTCCATACTGGCAACTTGTCTAATGCCTTTAAGTAGCCTTGTGCTTGCAACAAAGTGCCAAACAGCATCGCCTGTGGGGCAATCTGTGTAAACAGATTTGTTTGATTGGTTGAATCCAATGGTTGCACTAAGCTGTAGTAGATAATTTCTACGGGGTAATCATCATCTGGTGCTGGTGCAAAGTTCCAGTTGTTATAATCATACTCAGCGTAAAACTTTGGCTGACCAAGAGCAGATTCAGAATTATACTGTGCAATGTAATCTTGTGAACGCATGACCACTGGGTTACCATTAATTTTCATGGAGACAGTTTTTCTCCAGCGTGTTGGTTTTAATAACACAGGATCAGTAGCAGTAAGGGTAGTCTCCACTACAACTAACTGCAACAATGTCTTTAACTCAGCGGCAATAGCAGACTCAGCCAAACCAATTAAGGTTGGAATCATTGCGACAAAGTCAGCGTCGTCACGCTCCATGTACTGTTGAACATCCAGTACCAAGTTATCGTAGGTTTGTACGTATGCTGTGGTCATCGTGTGTAGTAGCTAATATTAGGTTGGAAGTAGATAGGTGACTTATCACGATCTTCGTCTTCAAATTGTTGACGTGCATTTAACGCCTGTGCTTCTAAATACTGAATACGTGCCATGTCAACACCGGGAAGCTGCATCGCTAAACGGTGGGATAAAGCAGACTGAAAATAATTTAATGCACGATCTGGCATGTACAAGTCATCAGTTAACGAACCAACATCTTGTGGTTGGCATTCCAGAATCATAGAAAACGCTTGGAAGTTGTTGTTAGGCACCGGCCATAGATACATCTCTGGATCAATCTGACGATTGAACCAGTACTGTAATGTGCGTTGACTAGGGAATTGTTTGTTTGGCAAAGAGAAGTAATCAGTACGATTAAGTCTTGCCATTGGGATTACTTGCTGTGACTGTGCAAATTGAATTGCACGCATTGACATGGTAGAACCAGTCGTGCGGTTGTTCAGACGGTAATAGTTAAACGCTTGAGTGGTGTTGATGCCGTAGTATTGCCATTGACGATCTGCCAATGTGACAGATGGGAATGACTCCCAAGTAGTCCATGTAACACCGTCATCACTTACTTGAAAATCAAGATTGTAAGTAGCACTGCCGCTAGGAGCATAAGCATTAAAGCCAACATAGTATAACCTCGTCGCTTGAGAGTAAGCTGCACCAAAATAATTCTTAACCAATGTGCTTGTGCCATGTTCGTTTAAATCAGCATTACCTGATTGATCAAACATGATAGGAACTGTTGCATTATCTACTGGGAGTGTAGAAGAGAATGTTGGGTTGACAATGTAAATCCAGTTGGCTTCCAGTACGTCAACGCAGTTGGTTGGCATAGGGAGGACTTGCTGGTTTGTCTGAGCACCAAGTACTACAATCTCTTGTAACCAAATATTAATACCACGGTTTACAGAATTTTGTAGTATGTAGAACAGCGCCTGCTTACCGGCTTGCACGTACTCAGGGGTCATCTCTTCCGAGGTTTTTCCTGCGTCACGGTACGCATACGAGATCAGCTGATCAACGTTGACCTTAGTTTGATTGTATGTGCCAGAGTATGCCACAGATTACCTTCCGCGGCCAGCGGCTCGCTTTTGTACTTTTTGTGGCAGGTTTGGTTTAGCTTTACCAGCTTTGACAAACTCCTTACCAACTTTTTTAGGAATGCCGATGGTAGACTTACCTTCGGCTGCCGCATACATGGCACCCAGTTGTGCTTTAGACTTGATTGGCATTAGCAGACTTTCCCGCCGCGTTTCATTTTGCCGCCGCCGCATTTAGCAACAGGGGCGGACTCAGCGTCAGCCTTGCCACCAAAGAATTTAGCGAGCTTAGAACCTTTAGCGGCTTGTTTGTCAATGTCTTCTTTAGCAATACGGTTTTGCTCTGGTGTGCCCATGACGTTGTTTTTAAGTGATGTTGCTGCAGATCTAACAAACTCTGGAACAGCATACTTGTACATTTCGTCAACAGCTTTGGTTACATAGCTACCTTCTTCGCCGCTGTACTTTTTAATCTTGCCACCCTTTTTAAACTCCATTGGTATGCCTTTGAGTTTATCAATCGGCGCACTAGGAGCATCAGCTTTGGTTGGCTTAATTAATTTTGTCTTGCGAATGTTATCTTTGTCGCCAGAGGTTTTTTTAGCTTCGTATACGTTAGTTACTTCACCACCGGCTTTGTAACGATTTACTGTACCGCCACCACATTTTTTAGCGCGGCCACCTTTTTTGAGTTTAGACAGGTCAGTTTTTTCGCCGTGGTGTTCTTGTTTGTCGTGCATGGCAAACGCCTTTTTGACAATCTTTTTGTCCTGGGCGATGTCTTCACTCATCTCGCGTTTTTCAGAATGACGAGACTTATAGACAGAGCCACCCTCTTTGTAGCACTTAACGCCCTTAGCTAGTGTTTTAAAGCCTTCCATTTTAAATCCTCAAGGTTAGTTGTTCTATTTATAATAATGCACAAAAACAGGGTTTTACGCCCTTATTCGCTGGCTAAAAACAGTGCCTTCTCCGCCTGGCGACGCTTCTTTAAACCAGGGTTGGTCCAGTTCATAAAGGCGTTTGCCGCCTTTACCTGGTCACCTTGGTTGAGGTAGTAAACCACCTCCGAGCGGATCATACGGTCCGGGCCGATGTTATGGCACAAGCTATGCAGCGCGTCGGCTTGCTGCCTGTTAACCATGACCTTTAGAGCCGATTCTAGGGCCTCTGAGCACGTTTTAAGGTCTCGGTGTAGGAGATCTATTACCTCGGCCTCAGAAAGCTCCCTATGGAGCATATAACGATCCTGAGGGCGTATTAAATGACCCACACCAATCGTCCACTTACCGTTAACATCCTGGTAGGCCTTGGTGCGAAATCCTTCAAACCTGGTAATTAAATCAACGGTGGAATCTGCCACCCACTCAAACTTTTTTTCATACTGTATCAGCCAATTTGCCATGGGGTCATAGGTCACAGACCCAAACATAATGGCGGCGGCGCAGATACAAGACGTAATAATCTTGAACATAGTACCTCCTTGTTTGCATATAATAATGCAAACTTAGGGTTTTAGGCGAACGGGCGCGTTCCGGCCTTGTCAATAATAAGCGCCTGCTTACGGGGCTTACCATCTGTGGTGTTGGGGACCGATATATGTGTCCAACGATCAAACTCTCTAATGATCTGATCAAAGGGCAGGTCTGCGGCAATAATGGCTCGCACGACTTCATCGGGTGTCATTTGGGGTATACGAATGTCTGCCGCGCAACCAATGCGGTGCTGGCTGGAGTCTTTGCTTCCAACCGCATCATTGACTTGCTTTGAGCGAAATGCGCTGTTAATCATGACGGGCTTGCTACCTAAAGCAATCTTGACATCTTCTAATAGGCCAGCTAAACGGATGAGGTTAGCTGTCTCAGCTGGGTTGGGTGTGTTGTCAAACTCACGGTGATCCGTGTGTGTTAGTTCTTCTAGGGTAAAGTGTACGCTAAGATTTGTCATCTGTATCCTGTCCTATTTTAATGCCGGTAATGAGGCCAATAAAGCCACCGACGATGGTTTGGAACGCTGGACCAATAATTTGGAATACCTTGTCGG